TTACAACGCACTTTCACATGAGGATCGAGTGCGTATGGCTGGTCAGGTGATGAGCCTCATTGACCGCTCAGCTTTAGACTTCCTTGTGAACTATGATCTGCAACTCTTGGGAAATGTCACACGCGAGTTAGCGGACAACATCAAGCAGCAGATAGCGGTTGGGATCGTAACTGGGGATTCGATTGCGAAAATCGGTGAGAAAATCGGTGGAGTGATTACCGATCCAGGCGAGTTCAGACGAGCAGGCAAGACAGTGTTTAGGACGGCACAGAATAGAATCGAGGTTATCACGAGAACAGAAACGCTGCGGGCGTATGGACAGGGACGGAGCAAATTCTATAACCAGGTGGGTGTGCGCAAGGTGGTCTGGGTGACCGCTGGTGACGAACGTACCTGTCCGGAGTGCGGTCCGCTCGACGGCAAGGAGTTCCCGATAGATCAGATACCGCCTTTTCCCCACCCTCAGTGCAGATGTTCGTTCTTTGCTGCCCGGGCAAAGGTCTGCAGGGCAGGTAAACCGGTGCATTGATGATGAGAACTTCAACGAGACACATCTACACCTGGGCATTGGCAATTCAGACAGCTTCCAAGCAATCGAATTATGATTGCATCCTCGTGCCGTCCGAGATCGCTGATATGGCTGCGAAGAAGCATGGCGAAGCGGTTAAGATCGGGACAGCTGTTTCTCAAGGCGCATTTAATAAACTGACTATGAAACAGTTGCAGAAGCTCGCCCAAGCCAACAGCATCTCCATCGCCCGCACCAAGAAGGATTTTATCAAGCTGCTGAAGCCATTAGAGCCGGACGTCGATCTGGAATCTCTGAAGGGAACTCAGCTCAAGGCACTAATTAAGAAGCACCAGATCGGGGCGTTGCGCTCGAAGGAAGAGCTGATCGCACTGCTGAAGAACAAGCTGGTTGAAAAAGCCAAACAGGAGGTGGGTAAAGAGCTGGCGGAAAAGCAGGTCAAGGTTCTGAAGCGTAAAATTTCCGTTAGCTTGAATCAATTGCAGGGAATTAAACCTCAGGATTTTAAGCAAGCCCTTCAGTATTTTGACGAGCTCTCTCACGCCCTCTCTGACGCCAAATCCCTGCTGCCCGAAGCTGAATGGTCGGCATTGAAGCAGCAGTATGAATATGCCCGCAATTCATTCGTTCAGTCGTTGAAGTCGCTGTCGGGCAAGGATTTGAAGAACATCGCTAAGCAGGCGAAACTGAAACATTACCAGTGGGCGACTAAGGACGATCTCGTTGTACTGATGACCTCGGACGATGCGGTTGCGATTAAGTTTGCGAAGGACAACATCGAGTCGAAGTGGGCGAAATGGGCAGAGAAACATGGTAAGAAGGTTAAGACAGCAAAACCGGTCACGAAGCCCGCAGTACCGAAACCTGTTAAGCCTGCATCACATCCGTCAACGTTCACCAAAGTGGATGATGCTTGGGATAGATATTCAAAAAGCAATCCCTTCACTTACCAAGGACGTGCTGACATCGAGGGCGCTCATACGAAGTATTTCTTCACCGACAAGCGAGGTGATAAATGGTTGTTCAAGCCAGTTTCTGAAGAGTTCCGTGGGCATGGCGATGAGGCGGCTTACCGGATCGGCAGGCTGATCGATCCTGACACCATAGAGGTGCGCTACGTTGAGCTCGATGTTCCGAGACGAGGCAAGTTGAAGGGCTCGATTCAGAAATGGCGCAACGACCTGAAGAAGGAATTCGATTTCCGTGATGCAGTAGTAGAAAAATTGACCGCCTCAGAACTCGAAGGATTACAGCGCGAACATGTGATTGATTGGTTGATATCAAACCATGATGCCCACGGAAAACAGTTCCTGCGGTTGAAAAACGGTCGAGTGGTAGGAATAGATAAAGGACAATTATTTAAATATTTAGGTGAAGATAAACTGTCAATCACATATCATCCTAATCGAGTCTGGGGTGAGAAAGAACCGTTCTACAATGCGGTGATGCGCGCTTGGCGGGATGGAACGATCAACCTCGACCTGCAGGCGACATACAGATACATCCGTCGCGTCGAAACGATCACCGACGATGCTTACCTCGAGCTCCTGAAGCCTTATGCAAAACACCGCTTTCGAGGGCAACCACTGAAGTTAAAACAGTTCTATGAGACCGCTTTGGCTCGTAAGAACAACCTACGGGGTGATTTTGAGGAGTTTTATACCGGTCTTCTTCGTCAACGAACTGGTGACCGCAAGGTGGTGTTTAGTTTCGATGTGGACGTGAAAGAATTGCCTGCTGATAAAGCCGCCAGGAAGTGGCAGCATATTCCCGAGGAGGCGGAAGCCCTGATCGAAGATGCCCGTGAATCCGGCTGGCAGGGGAAGTCCCTCCCTGTGGACATTGATGACATCGAGGATCAGAATGTGCTGCTCTACACCGAGAAGGTCAAGGGCAAAACCCGCACGATAATGCGTATGAAAATCAGACCGGATTCTGAGAAGAAACTGCTGGCACATCTTTCCACAGGTCCTGGTGACACAATTGGTCAAGCTGCAGGTGAGGCATTGGCTGATGATCTATTCTACGATGATATTCTGGCAGCGGTCAAGTCCATCAATTACCACATAAAGCAAGGTGACTTCAACTTCAATAAATCGAAAATTGACCAGGCACTGTCGCATCGTGCTGCTTTAACCAAGTTGGCAGGCAAGCGAGATAGAGATATGAAATCGATGGCACGTTCTTACCTGAAAGCTCTGGACGAAATCGATGACTCGGTTTCAGGAAATGGTCAAATCAAGATAAGAGCTTTCAATCAGTACCTGAAGAAAGAGAAACCAGTTAAACCGTCCGGAGATAAAATCCCGACAGTCAAGAGAACGACGGTGTATGGAGATCGCAAGGTTGTTCACAAAGGAAAGATCGATGTCACGCATGAGAAAGTAACGCTTAGAGATCTGCATTCCAGTTTTACATCCAAGGGTTTGGAATACAAGATCGATTTGGGTGAAGGCGTTGAGGGAATTTACCGCCCGTGGATTAAAGAGAATTACTACTCACACCAGGGACAGCTTGAGCTTCGAATTCTCTCTGATTGCACACCTGAGTCCGCAGAACGGTTGCTTGCTGGTCTTGAAAGGCTTGGAATCGAAGCATCTTTCGCTTCACCTGCCGATGCAGAGTTCCTCTATCTCTCCAAACAAGCCTATATCCTGAAAGAGGATACAACACCAGCATGGAAGAAGATGTTGCGGAATCTGGATACCAGCAAGGCGTCTAAAGCCGAGAGAGTGAAAGCACTCCGGCAATTCTGGTCGGATCGGTTGGGTGTGGAGGATGTTACGAAGATTCCGGGATATGATCCGCAGGGGCGGTATTCGATAATGTCATCGGCATGGAAGAAGAAAAAGGAAGCTGGTTATCGCCATCAGTTGCGGTTTGACTTAACCGACGATCAGATCAAGCGCGAGCTGAAGGATTATGGTTTGTATCATAGCCTAACTGATGGAACCGATGTGGTGACGGTGCTCGACACGATACTGGATCATAACGGGGCGATGATATCGACGGTTGAGAAGATGCGGATTGGTGTTCCGGTCGGCGGGATGAGCCCCGGCGCGGACATGGAATCGGGTGGAGCGAGCTATTTTTTTACACGCATCCGCAAGCTCCCCGGCAAGGGCGGAGGTCACAAGCAATCTGGTTTCTATCTCAAGCCGGAGTTGCTGCGTCGGATGGATTCCATCACCTATGAAAACGACAAATACGGGCGTGTGACCGGCAATCACGTCCGTCAGTATCGCAGGACATCCATTCAGGATTTCAAGCGAATCGAAGCGCGACGAAGTCCGGACGAGACGATCTTCAAAAACGAGGTCACGCTTCTGGACAATATTCAGGCCGTCTCGGTGAGAAATGAAACCGAACGCAAGCGTGTGCTGGAGGTATTCCGCAAACATGGTGTGACACGACTGCCGGATGGTCGTCGCGTGCAGGACATAGTTACAACGGCAATGTAGGCTATGAAGAAGGATATCGAACAAGCGCAGGGTGAGTTTCAGGACATGTTAGACTCGTTGTTGCAAGACGGAGCTGGATGCATGGTTATGGATGGCGATGAAATCGTGACCTCGTTTTACCTGGTATCATTCGAGGTGCTCAAGGCGGTGCCGTTCTTCTCTCGTTCGACGGGTAAGGTGTTGCGGTTCACTTTCTGGTGCTGGTTTCAGGAGGTGCACTTCGAGGTGGGGATGCAGCGTTTGCACCTGATTCACGCGAAACAGGTTGAATGGTTGAATGATCGCAATCTGCATCTGAAAACCGATGATTACACCTTCTTGATCAGCGCCCTTGATCCACCGGAGGTTGATCAGATCGGGAATGATGTTTACAACGAGTGGCTCGCATTTCAAAGAGTCAATCCCTGGCTCGATAAGGTTACAGTGGAACAGCGAGAGGAGTTCTTGGATATGGTGAGGCGGGTGACATCATGAGACTACGATACTTCTTCGACTATCGTTACGACGATAAGACGGGGCGTTTCCTGCCGATCGGCATCTGGATACAGGACATGGACGATCTGGGGATTGATATGTATTATCCGGACGAGGATTCCGACGAGTATTGGGACGCTATGTGGGTGATGAACCGACTGGTTGAAGCGGATTTGAACGCTCCGCCGGATTTCCTGGAGTTCCATCAAGCGAGGGCTGGTTATCGTGGAATGAGGAGCACAATATTCGAAGTCGAGACTGAATTGGGATATGACGAGTTCATGAAGCAGACATTGCACGAATTCATCGAGAGAGAGAAGGATGCATCAAGGCGTTGAACGAGACACTTTAATCAACAGGTCGCAGATGCTTGCCATTGCGCGGGATTATAATTTGGTCGTATCCAAATCGACAATCCATCGCTGGTCGAACGAGCCGGACTTTCCCTATCCTGTGGGTCAAAACGGTCAGAATCTGCTGTATTCACGTCAGGCATTCATCGCATACCTTATGCGCAGATTGGAAAAGATTCAACTGGAACATTAAACCATTCCAACTTCACCAATC